ATATGATTACCACCACCAAAGGCGAGATGGACGAGTCACTGCTTGAAAAGCGTGAGGGGTCATTGGATAACGATACCGAGACAACGACTTGGGTCGAGTACTGGCTGGGCGAAGAGTTGGTGCATCGATCCGTCCACATGGCGCTCAAGCGCAGTGTTTTTGCTGATGGCATTACTGAACAAATTTAAGGAAATAGATCATGGCTAACACTCAGGCAATGTGTACAAGTTTCAAAGGTGAACTGCTGGTCGGTCACCACAACTTTGGCACTGGCGTCATTCGTGCAGCAACGACTGCCGACACCTTCAAGGCTGCGCTGTACTTGGCCTCGGCCACTGTCAATGCGGCCACCACGGCCTACAGTTCCACCAATGAGGTGACAGGCACTGGCTACACTGCCGGCGGCGTCACAGTGACCTTTGGCACTGCGCCAAGCACCAGCGGCACGACAGCCTTTGTGACCCCCAGCGCCAGCATCACTTATAGCGCGGTCACTCTGTCCACGGCGTTTGATGCTGTCCTGATTTACAACAGCACGCAAAGCAACAAGGCAGTCAGCGTCCACACCTTTGGCTCACAGACAGTGACCGCTGGGACATTCACGCTGACCATGCCCGTCAATGATGCCAGCACCGGCCTGATTCGGCTGGCTTAACCAAGGGGCAGCGGCATGGCTGCTTATGGAACAGGCTATTACGGCAGGGGCGTCTACGGGATAGGCAATGTCGTTATCAGCGGAAATCAAGCCGCTGGTGCTGTTGGCAACTTGCTGGCCAGCAGATCCGTCCAAGAAGACGGCACGATTGCCACTGGCAATGTCGGCACAGTTGCAGTTTCCATTTCCTTTGCCATCACCGGCAATGCGGCCACGGGTGCTGTCGGCTCGGTCTTGGCTGCATCAAGTCAAGCAGTCACAGGCAATGCGGCCACGGGTGCAGTTGGCAGCGTTACTCAGTCTGCCGCCATTAATCTGTCCGGCAACACGGCCACAGGCTCTGTTGGATCTGTCAGCGTCACCAGCACGGCAGCGGTCACAGGCAACAGCGTCACGGGTGCTGTCGGCACATTGAGTGCAGAGGTTATATCGTTCCAAGCTATCACTGGTGTTGCGGGTACGGGTGCAGTTGGCACTGCTGTCGGCGTCATCTCGGTTGAGATCAGCGGCAATGCAGCCACTGGTGCTGTCGGCACTATGTTTGGTTTTGGCTGGGGTGCGATACCGAATGCAGCAGAAACTTACACACCGATCAGCGACAGTGCAGAAAATTGGACGACAATCACTGATAATTCAGAGACTTGGACAGCAGTCTAAAAGGAGCAGAAATGGCAGATACCACCACCACCAACCTATTACTGACGAAACCAGAGGTAGGTGCATCGACAGACACCTGGGGAACAAAGGTCAACGCCGACTTGGACACGATTGATGCGCTGTTTGATGCAGGGCCATTTCTCAAGATTGCAAAGGGTGGCACTGGTGCAGCAACGCTTGCAGGTGCAAATATTCCCGTGACGAATGTGGCAAACACATTTACTGCACTCCAAACATTTAGCGGCTCGAGCAGTGTTGCAGACCTAAAGACCTCCAACATTCTTGAGGTCGCAACTGTCTCCGCAACTGCGGCAACAGGCACAATTAACTTTGATGTCACAACCCAATCGGTTCTGTACTACACCACCAATGCCAGCGGCAACTTCACGGTGAACTTCAGGGGTTCAAGCGGTACATCACTGAACACCATCATGGCCACGGGTGAGTCTTTGTCTGCCACATTCTTGGTGACAAACGGCTCAACAGCCTATTACAACTCTGCTGTTCAGGTGGATGGTTCTTCTGTCACTCCCAAGTGGCAGGGCGGCACAGCTCCGACAAGCGGCAATGCAAGCTCAATTGACAGCTACACCTATGTGATTATCAAAACAGGCAGCGCTGCGTTTACTGTGCTGGCCTCTGTAACCAAGTTCGCATAAGGACACGCAAATGCCCCGTCTGTCAAAAATTGGTGCTGCTGCGCTTGCCGCCTTTGGGTGGACGGGACTGCAATCGGTTGATGTCAGCTACCTTGTGGTGGCTGGTGGTGGCGGCGGTGGTGCATCAAATGCCGCCGCTGGTGGTGGCGCAGGTGGTTATCGGACAGAAACGGCTTCATTAAACCCCACACTTTCATACACAGTAACTGTTGGCGCTGGCGGTGCTGGTTCGACCAGTGGTTCTGTTAATGGGGTAAATGGCTCCAATTCTGTATTTAACGCTCTTACAAGCGCAGGCGGTGGTGGTGGCGCGTCAGATACATCAGGCGATGGCAGCGCAGGCGGCTCTGGTGGTGGTGCGGCGGCAGATGTTTCGGCAACAGGTGGGGCAGGAAATACTCCATCAGTATCTCCATCTCAAGGCAACAACGGTGGAAATTTTACGAATACGGCCCCAAATTATGGTGGCGGCGGCGGTGGCGGTGCTTCTGCTGTTGGCGCAACTGGAACGGGAACAGTCGGGGGAAATGGTGGCGCGGGTACTGCATCCTCGATTTCAGGCTCATCCGTAACTTATGCTGGTGGGGGTGGCGCTGGCACATTTAACGGAGGAACGGCAGGAACTGGTGGCGCTGGAGGCGGCGGTAACGCTGGAACATGGTCTGGGCAAGAAAACGGAAGCGCGGGTACTGCTAATTTAGGCGGCGGCGGCGGCGGGTCATCGTACACGGGGAAAACTGGCGGTCAAGGCGGCTCAGGTGTCGTCATCATCTCCTACACAAGCGCAACACAATTATTTGGTGGTGGAACTGTTACCCAATCAGGCGGTAACTTCATTCACACATTCACATCTTCTGGCGCACTTAGCCCTTTGTCATCTGTGACTGCAAATGCATTGGTTATTGCTGGCGGCGGTGGTGGCGGTGGTGAACGGGGCGGCGGCGGCGGTGCAGGTGGATTCCGTACAGGCACTAGCTTAACCATAGATGCCAATTCAATTTACACAGTTACCGTTGGCGCTGGCGGTGCTGGCGGTACTGGGGCAAGTGAAGGCAATGGTAATGCTGGAAGCAGCGGAACTAATTCAGTTTTTAGCACTATTACGGCAACGGCAGGCGGCGGCGGTGGTGCTTGCGGAACTGGAGCACAAATAAATGGTGCGGCAGGAGGGTCAGGTGGTGGCGCTGGATTTGGAAGTGGATCAAGTGGGACTATTGGTGCTGGAAATACTCCATCCACTTCACCATCACAAGGCAATAGTGGCGGCACAGGGCAAGACAGTACATATCGAGGCGGTGGCGGCGGAGGCGGCGCATCAGCAACAGGCGCAAACGCATCAGGCGCTGGCGGCGCTTCTGGTGGTGATGGCACTGCGTCAAGCATTTCTGGAACATCCACTACATACGCTGGCGGCGGCGGTGGCGGTGTTGATTCCCGTACCAATACTTCTGGCGGTGCAGGTGGAACAGGCGGCGGCGGAACAGGTGGATATACTGGTACTGGCACTGCTGGCACTGCAAACACGGGTGGTGGCGGCGGCGGCGGGAAATTAACTGGCACTGGCAACGCAGGCGGCTCTGGCGTAGTCATCATCTCTTACGCTGGCTCACAAAGATTTACTGGCGGTACAGTCACAACTTCTGGTGGCAACACTATCCACACATTCACGGCCAGCGGGTCTTTAACCGGCGGCGTTTCTGTTGAATATTTAGTGGTTGCTGGAGGTGGTGGCGGCGGCTCATATCGTGGTGCTGGTGCTGGTGCTGGTGGCTATAGAACAGCATCTGGATTTTTACTTTATCCAAATACAATTTACACCGTAACAGTAGGCGCAGGAGGCGCGGGGGGTACTTCCGGCGCTAGAGGCGCAATAGGTGTAGATTCTGTTTTTTCAACCATTACATCCACAGGTGGTGGTGGTGGCGGCGGTGCTGGCGGTACACAAACTGGTCAAGCTGGTGGTTCTGGCGGCGGTGGCGTTTCTAATGCACAAGCTGGAGGCGCTGGGAACACGCCATCAACAAGCCCATCACAAGGTAGCACGGGTGGCACGGGCGGTGGTTTTAGCGACAAATATGGTGCTGGTGGCGGTGGCGGGGCATCTGCTGTTGGCTCTAATGGCGCAACTTCGGGCGGCGGCAATGGTGGGGCCGGTACTGCATCAAGCATTTCCGGTTCAAGCGTTACCTATGCGGGTGGCGGTGGCGGCGGCGCGATTTTTAGCGCACCATCTTCATCTGGCGGCGCTGGCGGGGGCGGTGGAAGCCCAACAAACTCTAATGGAACGGCTGGCACAGCAAACACTGGAGGTGGCGGTGGCGGCGCAAACTCTACCAATGACAGTACTCAGCACAATGGTGGCTCGGGCGGCTCTGGTGTCGTAATCATTCGTTACCCTGATACATACGCTGCCGCAACATCGACCACAGGATCACCAACAATTACAGTGGCCGGTGGTTATCGCGTTTACCAATGGACTTCATCAGGTTCAATCACTTTCTAAGGGAAAAAGAATGTCACACTTTGCAAAAGTAGAAAACGGGATAGTCACTCAGGTAATCGTTGCCGAACAAGATGTCATTGACACTGGCATCTTTGGTCACGGCTGGGTGCAGACCTCATACAACACGCACGGCGGTGTTCACGCCAATGGCAACACGCCTCTGCGTAAGAACTACGCTGGGGTTGGCTACACCTACGACTCAGGCCGTGATGCATTCATACCGCCCAAGCCCTACCCATCATGGACGATGAGCGAGGAGACTTGCCTGTGGTCTGCGCCAACACCAATGCCGGTTGATGACAAGCGTTATTCTTGGGATGAGCCTACATTGGCATGGGTTGAAGTAAATGAACCAAATTGACGCAACAGACGCCAAGCTAGCCACGCATGAGGAAATCTGTGCGCTGCGCTACGAGGCAATCCAGAAATCGTTTGAGTCAGGCAGCAAGCGGATGTCTCGCATTGAATACATCCTTTATGCGCTGATTGCGGTCACGCTGCTCGGGCCAGGTTTCGCTGCCGAGATGTTCAAGAAAATCCTCATGTAATCATGGACGCGCTGCCGCCACCACCGCCAGCAGCGCAAGCACCGGCTACGGTCTTTGAGTGCGTGCGGTGGGGCTGGTCATCTGACCGGCTGCTGATCTGGTGCTTGAAGTGGCGGGAGAGGGGCAAGCCAGAGCCAAAGAAGGTAGCAGAAAGTGATTGATCCACTCACGGCCCTTGCAGGCATTCAGGCAGCAGTCGCGCTGATCAAGAAGGTCAGCAAAACTGTTGACGATGTATCGTCTCTCGGCCCTGTCCTTGGCAAATACTTTGACGCGAAGTCAACGGCCAGCAAGGCTGTTGTCCAAGCCAAGAAGTCCAAATCCAGCATGGGCACGGCCATCCAAATTGAGATGGCGCTCGACCAGGCCAAGCGCTTTGAGGACGAGCTTCAATTGCTGTTCATGCAGTCAGGCAAGATCGATGTCTGGAACAAGATCAAGTCCAGAGCAGCGGCACTGGATGTGGAGTCTGCCCATGATGCTCGCAGAGAAAAAGAAGCTGCGGCCAAGCGCAAAGCAGAAATTGATGAGGCCATCGAACTGACGCTGATGGCGCTTGTATTTTTCAGTTTGCTTGGCGTTATCATTTATTTCAGCCTTGGCATCCTTGAGCAGCAAAAATGAGTGATGAACGCCTTGCACTGGTGGACAAAATATTTGCCTTTTGTACATCTCCGTTTCGCCTGTTCGCATTGGTGTTGATGGCGGTGCTCACCTTTGCCGGCTACTTTGTATATACAAACCAAGATCTGCTAATCGGCGCTTACAAGGAGTCCAAGAAGATTCCAACGATTGCAGAGGACAGGGTGGAGGATGCAGCAGCGCATCTGTTCAAGCAGTCTGGTGCGCTGGTGGTGGCGGTCTTCAAGGTCAACAGCATGTTTGGCACGCGCATCCTGTACAGAGCCTACGGCAAGAACGGCAGAGACAAAACAAACGATGGGCTGGATGTCGGCCTGTTTACCCAAAACGCTGCCAACAACGCTGATGTGGTCAAGCTGATGGCCAGCGAGATCCCATGCGGTGAGTACAAGTCAGCTCAATCAGAGATGGGGCTTTGGTATATTGCCAAAGGCGTGGCCTACACATGCCGCATCAGCGTGCCACCAGAGCCAGGGCGCTTTGTTGGCCAGATCACAGTCGGCTGGGCTACAGAGCCAGAAGATCTTGAGCAAGCGAAGGCAATGCTGCAAATTGCAGCAACCATGTTATCTAGGAGTAAACAGTAATGGATTGGCTTAAACAAATTGCGCCCACGATTGCCACGGCAATGGGTGGCCCACTGGCCGGCATGGCGGTGTCGGCTATCTCCAAGGCCATCGGTGTTGACCCCGACAAGGTGGGCGACCTGATCTCCAACAACAAGCTGTCAGCAGAGCAGATTGCTCAAGTCAAGATTGCTGAGATCGAATTGCAAAAGCAAGCGCAAGAGCTTGGCCTGAACTTTGAAAAGCTGGAGGTCGAAGATAGGAAGTCTGCACGGGAAATGCAAGCCACTACCCGATCAATTGTGCCACCCGCGCTGGCTGCAATCATTACGATTGGATTTTTTAGTATTCTAATTATGATGATGATCGGAAAAGTGGATGGAAATAATCCAACCATCCTGATGATGCTGGGCAGTCTGTCTACTGCTTGGACAGGAATAGTTGCTTATTATTTTGGCAGCAGCGCTGGCTCACAAGCCAAGAC